AAATCTGATTCACCTAAAGATGGCCATTCTAATAACATATGGCATGTATATGCTTTCAAATCCCTATCTGTATTATTAGCAGTACCATAAGTCAATTTTCCTTTTGGTATTTTTGTTTTTTCATCCACCATTTCTTTGAAAATCATTTGTTCCTTTGCAATAGGATTACCTAAAAAATATTCTTCAATATCATCATCACTTAATTCGGGGTCTTTTTCTGCGGTTTCTCTAAGGAATTGTAATCCCGATAATCTTCGAGTTACTGCGGTATCAAGAATGTCTTTGAGTTTTTTATCTGAAATGTACTCTATGTTTTTTTCATTAGGAATAACTGTTTGGCCTCCACCAACGACAACAGTATCTTTGCGTCTTTTATCTCCTTCTGTTCTTCTAACTTTTGCAGTTTCTAATTTACCTGTTTTTAGCCTTGGCCTTTCAACAAACTTTTTCCATCCTTCTGAATCCTTTAACCAATTTTCTAAAGGTTCTTCTAAAACAACATTAACGACTTTAGTTTTGACCCAATTTACAAATATTTTTTCATCTTCTGGATTCTTAGTATCTTCTAATGTATCAACTGTGTCCATAAACTTGTTGTAAAACTCTCTATTTCTTTCTTCTTTCAGATAGGTTCTAAATTCTGCTAAAAGATTATTCAATGATGCGGCATCCTCGGTATCTTGAGTATAACCATCCCAATCAAAAGATACCATTTGTTTCACCTCACATTAACCATTTAGCCCAAGCCGCACCTTTTTGAATTGCAGTACCTAATCCTAAACCTGCCTTTGGTGGTTCATAACTCATTTGTCCTGTTTGCGGGTCTATCCAATATGGTCTGCCATATCCATCTTGACCGGATGGAGGAACAGGATAACCTGTACCATTATTCATAGCACCCTGCATTTGTTGGTATTGTTGAGTATTTCCTGTAACTCCTGCAATAGCCGCACCTGCACTTGGCCCCCCACCAAAGCCTTGAGATTCAAGGTATTGTTGTTTAGCCATTTTTCTTTGTTGTACCACTTCAGTATTAATTGCAGAACTCAATAATTTTTGAATATCTAAATCAATATTTGCTTGAGTAATTCTTTCATACTCTCTCGAAGCATCAGCATCCACCGAGATTGTACTGCCCGTCATACTGAATTTTAGTTGATTTAATAGTTTGCTAACTGTTCTCTCAACAACATCTTCCATCAATTGTTCAAGAGCCACTAAGAACATTTCTCCATGATATTGAAAAAACTCTTCAACATGATTATCTTGTAAAGATAACAAATTATTCATTGACTTAAATTGCTGGTCGTTTTGTGCCTGTACTGCACCTAATACTGTTCCGTTGCTTGTTCCTAATAGTCCCATGCTTATTCCTCCTTAGTTTCTTTCCCATCATTTTGAGGCTTAACTCCTTCTTTAATCATTAAATAATTAAGTCTATCAGTTAGAATATTTATTTCACCAACAATTTCTATCGCTTCGTTGGTTGCACTCCTATTATCTCCTAATGTCGGTGGCTTTATTAAATAACCGCTTGCAGTCAAGGCCATAATATCTTCTTTGCTTAAATGAGTGAGTGGGCCACTTTTCAGTATCTTAGGCATTCTTGGTTTGAAGGCCGTAAAAGCGAGCCCATGTTTATCAGCAAGTATTGATTGTTGTAGCATTTCTAATTGAGTGAACATAGACGCATGTTTAGGACAATATGTTCCTGCTAATGGTCGCCCTTTTACTACTCCATCCAAAGGAATAGGGGGCCGCATATAATCGCCAGCCTCCCAAATATGATGAAAACCGCAAACTACACATCTATCTTTTAGATTGAATTTTTTCCCGTATTTCAAAAACAATAATTTCTTAGGTTCGGGCTTTAATACCTTAATCAATTCATTCAGTTGTTTTTTTGGTTTATGTGCAATAAACTTGTATTCAGTTACTATTCCACTTGCTCTTGCTGCTTTCAACGGAGTCATTAAAACCGTTGGCAGTCCGTTTTGTCCTATTAGTTGGTTGTTATACATAATAATCAATAATCCTTTATCATTGAAGTGATTCCTTTATACACCATTTCGGGTTCTGATTTAGCAGATACAATATATTTGAAACAAGGTATTCCTTTATCATTGAGTTGCCGCATACCGTATTTGAAAGGTTCAAATATTTCATGTTTATCCATGGTTAATCCTTCTGCCAATGGGTGCTTTTCTCCCCATATGTCATATTTGTTAGCCCATATTCCGACTGCCATAGGATAATCCTTTTCCTTTTTCTTTCTGCCTGTGGGCCACCGAGATGCAACAATTGTATCAACTAAAAATTTCCATGCTACTTGATGGTCTAAGTTTGAAGGATTGTCTAAATGCCTGTGGTCTATCATAAATATAACATACTTGACTTTACGCCCTTGCATATCTTTTACCCATTCTTTCCAATAGATTGCTTCGCCGCCAACATCAGCACTTTTAACTGTATGAGAATCTCCATCAATTTTTACTGTTTTTCTCGAAGCCCTGTGTAATCCTACTGTCCGTTCATTTATTTGCGGTACTTCGCCTCTTGTTCTTAATTGATTGCTTAATGTTGTTTTACCAACCATAGTCGCACCATAAATGCCAAAGTTAATTGCATAAATTTTTTTCCAAAAACCTATCATTGCTTCTCCAACAAGTATTGCAAATCCTGTCATTACTGACAATATTAGACCTCCCAAGAATGCCAGAATGTGTCTAATATCCAGCCTAATACATTGATGTCAAAAACACCCATTATATTTCCAATAAAGAACGCTGATAAAGTAGCGCATGTTCCCCAAAACCATGCTCTCATTTTGAAGAAAAGCATGTCTGCTGAATGCGCTCTTGATTGATTATAGATATAATCGTTATCAGTAAGGCCCATTATGTCTGAAAGCATTTAACCGCCTCACTGAAGAGTAGCGGCTAAAAAGTCTGCGCCGACTGTATTATCATCGGCTTCAACGGTTGGTGCAACCCCATATGGATTAAAAGATGATGTGTACTGTTTTGCAGATTCTTGCATCTTTCTTAGTTGTTGCTCATCTCTTGCTTTTCTCTCCCAATAGGCCGCAATTTTTCTATCAAGAAGCCACATTTCAATTCGGTCATTAAGTGCCAAATCGAATACTGCTTTCATAATCATAATTGCACCTACTGTCATTAGACCAAACAAGATAGAATGGGCCAATACTCCGTGTGGAAAGGTTATGCCATAGTTAGCATAAAAAAATACATTTGCACCACTAAGCGCACCGACAAATAAAATTGTCATAATCAATCGTGTGTCTTTGTTTAATACTGCCAAGATAAACACCTCAAGAGAAGTGAACCGCTACTGCCGCACCCATACCTGTACCTGTGGATATATCCAAATATATTCCATTAGAGCAGATAGCACCATGTAAATCCATTTCAACCATTTGTGGAGATGCAGGGTCTTGTGCGTCAAGAATAATTCTAATCATTTCTTTGCCAGAAGCGGCTGAAGCATTATCAAATAATTTAACTGTTGTAGCCGCCGGCCCTGCACCTGTTCTAACACAATGAATAGAAACTAATTTGGTTCTTTCACCGGAAATGGCTTCACTTGCTGTTTTTATTCCACTACTTCGACATACTGACGACATATTGGTTCCCTCAATTTTTGTTTGGGGATAACTCCCTCTTAACACTTGCGTAAATCATTCCGATTCAGCAACAGGTTTTGGTGCTGAAACTTTCTTTGGCTTGGTTTTCTTCTTTTTAGGAAGAAGCAAGTCACACAATTGCTCATGGGTGGTAATAGTTTTACCTAATTCTCTTGATATAATTTCAAATTTATCAAGCCCAATTTGCATTAAACCTTCTCTATCAGATTCCTCAAAGATAAAGTCTAAATTTTTGTCACTATGTCGAACCAAAGCCCCAATTAAAGATGGAAATGCAACAGGTTCGGGGCTGGCTTTACTTAGCCCCAAACCCATTACATTCAAAGAAAACGGAGATGTACTACTCAGTTTTACTTTAACCAATTAAATCCCTCAAAGATTACCAAATACTCTAACTCGGAATTGCATTCCGCTATGAGTACCGCCATCTGCTACTTCGGCAGGAGTCGCTTGCAACGCTTGAACCAATAACATTGTTACTGAATCTGCGCTGGTATAACTACCATCTGTTCCCGAAACCACAAAGGTTGGATAAAACAATACATTACTTGTCCCTGTATGGGAAATTGAATTAATTGTACTTAGACCGAATTTGGTTGCAGACATTACTACTCCGCTTGCATCATATGTGGAAACATCAATCAGCGCATCAACCATATATTCATCACCATTTGCTCTTGGCTTGGTGAATCCCTTATGGTCGGCTAATAGCGTAACCGTAAATACCTCTTCTGTCAAGTTAAATCACCTCACAGAAGGTTGGTAATCTTACCTTGTCCTTTGAAGTATGAACAGCCGACTTCAGCAATTGTACGGTAAAGAGCCTTGTTTCCAAGAGTACCGACACCGAATGGGTTTCCGTTGCTAATACCATCCTCAAAGTATTGAGTTGGTTTCATAACGCTCATCCATAGATGGTCTGTATCAAGGAATAGCATATCACTAATACAAGAAGAATTAACTCCGGTTGAAGCCATAGCCGCAACAGGAATCATAGGAATGTCGTAGTATGTTGATACACGGAATCCGACTTCTTGACCTTTAACACCACGAACACCATTTACAGTTGGAACAATTTCCTTTCTATCCATGAATCTCTCTTGTGCTTGTAGCAAATCAGAGATAGTTTGTAGTGTGTCATATCCTGTTAGAATAACCTTTGGTGAACCACCAGCAACACGAAGTAGTCTAATCATTTCGTTTAGAACAGTTAGTGTCAATTGGCGAGCATCTGCACTTGCATATGAATCACCGAATGTAACTTGTGCATCAAGATAAGAAGCACTTGTACGGTTCTTTCCGTATAGATTGTTGACTTCGTTAGCAGTAGCACTTGTTAGAAGGTTTGCAGTAGCCATAGCATCTAATTCACTCTTAGAAGAAACAACCTTGTTTAGAGAAGTATAGTTTCTCTCGATTGTATCAACTGTTGCTGAACCCGATACATTTGTATCAGCATTATAGAATTCTAATGGCATTACAAGCATTAGATTCTGTACTTCAGCGTGATGCTTACCCATATCTTCACGCATTTGCGCTCTAATATCGCCAATTCCATCATCAATCTGTGCCATTTCCATAGCCAATTCACTGAATTCAAATTGATGTGCAACAATTTTTGGGCTGGTGAACAATTGCTCGTATTTTGGTGCAATTGAAGCCAATCCATCAGCAACAGTATCTAATCCAGCATTCTCAGGAACACCACCAATTAAATCTGCTCTTGGAGTTGTTGAACCAAGGTTAGCCGCATCTTTTGAACCCTCGACATCAATTGCCAAGAAATTACCACTGCCACCAGCAGGTCGCTCACTTAGAACTCTCCAACCGCTTGAAGTGTATGGTCGCTTTGCAATTACTGAAAGAGCATTACATTCACGGTTTAGCATAGACCAAACTTTTTGTCCGTAAACTTGGTTGTATAATGCACCAAGAGAAGAAGCCGCAGTAGTACCGCTACCGACTCCTAAAGAAACATCATGGCCTGTGTGAATACCTGCCACTGCACCGACTTGCTTCAACAATTGGTTGTTGAATCCGCCTCTTGCGCCTGTTCCGTATGTTTGTGCTTCCAAATCTGCTATTGTGTTAATATAACTCATCTTAAATTCCCCCAACCATCTTGTGAATGTCATTCCATTCCATGTCTGCAATTTCATCCAATGTTGGTAGTGTGACTGAAGATTCTTCTTGTGCCTTTAGGATTGTTTCCTTTTCAGCAGTCAAAGACTTTCGTAGTTGTGTAAATTCATCCTTTAGGGATGCAATTTCTGAAGCCGCATCATATTGCGACTTAGCAAGAATAGTTTCTTTTGTGTTCTTTTCAGACTCAAATCTTGCTTCAAATCTCTTTTGAAGATTATCGTATGCAATCTTTTCCAATTGCTCTTGGCGGAAAGCCTCATATGCTTTCTCAATGTTAGAAACTGACAAATCAAGTGTTTCCAATTCTTCGTTACCAAATGCCTTAACTACCGGCATATCAGATGCAGTTGGTTTTCCACCGCTAATTACTATACGGTTTGCTGGCTCGCCAATTTCGACACCTGCGCCATCAAGGGTTGAAAGCACTGCCGCATTCTTAGTATCGTTATGTGGTGCTTTTTCATCCATATATTCAGACATTTCTGTATCTGCCATTTCTGTGTCATCGTGACCTGCGCCATGACCTGCTTCTTTCACTTTGTCGGGCATAGCCGCTTCTATATCAGCCGATTCCCTCTCCATGTATTCTTCTTTTGTTTCTTCTTCTTTTCGTAGCATATTAACTTCCTCCATTAGAGTGTCTAATTCCGCTAGTGCTTTTTCCAATTTACTCATGTTTTTCGCCTCTTTTTCTTGTTTTAGAATATCAAATTTTGCTTCGGGGTTAATTCCTTTTTCACAGATTGTTACTTCATGTAATTCCAATTTACTGATTTCGTTATATTCACCTAATTCTGGATGCTTTTTCTTCACCTTATGAATTGCTTGTCCTCCAATACTAAATGACCTCAATGAACCTTTTCTAATGCCTCTGTTTATTTCTTTGGCTTTTTCTATATCATCTCTTAATTTAATTACTACAAAGAACCCAACATCATCAACTTCTG